ACTTCCTTTGCGCCTGACATTTTCCTAGATACCATCTTGGATGAAGTGAATGGCATCGGTCAATATGCCAGTTTGCATTCTGTTGACGTGATGCAATTGGCGCAAAGCAAGCGATTCTGTCAACGCAATCGACTATTCATGGATGGCATGATTGCAGATGGCAGGCCATGGCGCGAGTTCTGGGCGCAAGTGGCACCATTCAGTTTGCTTGAGCTTGGCAAGATTGGCGGCAAGGACACCCTAGTGCCAGCACTGCCATACGTCAAATCAACTGGTCAGATAACTCGTGCCATATCAATTACAGCATTGTTTAACCAAGGCAACATCCTTGAGGACAGCTTCAAGGAAGAGTTTATTGATTACGGCTCCAGCGTCCAAGATGTCATTGTCACGCTCATCTATCGTGACACGGAGCGCGGCAGTGTTTTTCCACGTAACAACAGCGTAGAAGTGAAACGCACTGATACGCAAGAAGCCAATGCAATCCGCGAAAGCCTTGACATTTCTCAATTTGTAACAACACGCGCCCAAGCAATCCTGCTAGGCAAATACCTCTGCAACGTGCGGCGTTACAACCGTCGCGCTATTGAATTTGTCACATTCCCTACGGACATCTTCGTGATGCCCGGCAGTTACGTCTACGTTGAAACCAGCAACAATCAATGGGACGGCATATACACCGGTCGCATCGAAGACGGTGGCGTTTTTAATGTGCCGCTACAAGGCATCCCCAACGGCACCTATAACGTGCTCACTTACGGCAGCACCGATGGCACGCGCTCCTTTAATGGCGTGGCAGTGAGCAATGGCGCCGCTCCTGCACTTGCATCACGCAGAGGCGACTTGTTTGTGCTCGGTCAAACTGTCCGCGCCAAGCGAGTGTTTCGCGTGACGGAAGTAACGATGGAAGAGGAAGGTGAAACCACGGTTCGCGCAGTAGAGCACCCGTGCGACAGCAATGGCCAGTCGTTCATTGCGCAGGGCATCGCCAGCTACGTGGGTGGCCTCTTTACCATTGATGGCAGTGGAGAGTAGAATGCAAACAAATGGTTAGGCGTTAAAGATGGGTTTTTACACGGGGCGCAGCGGCAGGATGTACATCACTCCAATCCTTTTTGCCGGTCCCACGCCAGCCGACAACCAGTCGGTGCTTAAAATTCGTGACTGGTCCATTGATACCAGCTTGGAACTGTTGGAAACCACTACCATCGATACGGCAGTTAAAAGTTACACGCCTGGCATGGTCAGTTCTACAGGCTCTGCCACTGTCATGTATTACAGAGTTGAATCTGGTGATGTGGGCGTGCAGTTTGAGCAATTGCTTAACAAGGTGATGAAGACTAGCAATACAGGTGTTACTGCTTCTGATCGCGTGGGCATGGTGCTCCGAGCTGGTTCGCAACCAGGAACTGGCGCCGACGTAAAAGATGACATTGCATTTAATGCGTACATCACCAACGCTGGCATCACCGTGGGCACTGGTGAGCTTAGTAGCGTATCGCTGCAATTTACAGTTGACGGACCATTTATAGAACTCGTTGACGCATGACCTATTTTATTGGCAATGTTGGCAACGTAAGACTGCGCCGGAATAATGAAGTAGTTTTGTCGGCATTGGTGAAAGATGCTGACGTAACTGTTGTATTAAATCGCGTTGGTTTTGAAGGCGCTGTTGATAACTTACTAACTGGAGACAAAGTAACCATCAGCACTGCCGACACACGCGGGCTGTTGTTTTTCACCGTAGGCAGTTGGGTCGATGGTGAAGGCGTTGAGCAACGTAGCTTTTCTGCGTATATCCATGTAAATGCTGCTGGCGGTTTGCGGTTTTTTCCAACATTTGCGGATGCTGTAAACAACAATCGCGCCGTTGAATATCAAGTGCAGTCGTTTGTTGGCGACCCGCTTTTGATTGACTTGGTAGTGCGCGACATTTCGGCCAATGTACTCGGAGACGTTACTGCTTACACTTTTAACACCGACCGCGAAAGCCTAGACGCAACCACGCTAAATGATAAATTTAAGCGTATGTATTCTGCTGGGCTCATAAGCGGCGGCGGTTCCATTGACTGCTTGTTCAATAATGCAACGTCTGGCGTAAAAGAAACGCCACTGCTAATGTTGCAGCTCATACATCGCGTGGATATTGGCAGCCAATTTGACTGCTTACTGTCAATTACGGACTCGGAAAATAAAGAAAGTTTGACTGACATTTACTATGAATTTAGCGCAATGGTGACACGCGCAGGCTTGGAACTGTCTGCATCCGACGTGATCTCGTGTAGCATAGACTTTGTAACCACTGGCGAAATTCGCTTGCTGGTGGGACGACCATCTGGCTATATACTGAAAGAAGATGACGACCGCCTGGCGCTCAACCAAGACAGCTTGTCATTCCTGTTGACCGAGGTTGAGGACTAGAATGTACCCAAGGAGCTTGTAACCCGTGAGTGACCAACGCATTACGCAGCTAACCAAGCTGAACCAAGCTGACGTAGCGGCCAATGACGTGCTGGCCATCGTTGATGTTGGCTCCAGCATCACAAAAAAAGTCGAAGCCAAGGAGCTATTCCAAGCTGGTGCGGCACTGGCTGATAACGCCAGCATTGACCTTGTCAAGCTGAACCAAGCCAGCACCACCAAGCTCGGCACCGCAGCACTGGCTGATGATGCAGTTACGGCCGCCAAACTGGGTAACGACAGCGCCATTGCCTACGATTCTGTTGCGCCGACTATTGATAATTTTGAAGGTCGCGGCTATGTCAATACCACCAATAAAAACTTGCAAGTATGGGATGGTGGTGCATTTCAACAAGTGGTGGCGCCCACTGCTGGCATCGCAGACCTGGCAGTTACGACAGGCAAACTAGCTGATGGTGCGGTCACTACTGCCAAGGTAACTGCGCTTGGCACCACTGCTTACGCCGATGCAAGCATCACCACAGCAAAAATAGCTGATGCCGCAATCACGGGCGCTAAAATTCTTGACGGAGAAATTACCACGGCAAAGGTTGGCGCTTCTGGCCTCGCGGCGGCTGCCATCGCAAGCGATGCTATCACCACTGCCAAGGTGCTTGACGGCGCCATTACGGCGGCCAAGTTAGCTGCTGACAGCACCACCATTGTCCAAGCCGGCACCCCCACGGGCAGCGGTGCTTATGAAGGGCAGCAATGGTTTGATACTAATACCAGCGTTAAATATGTATGGGATAGCACTGCATGGGTGAGACAGGCGGCAATCAATGCCCTTACCTTCACTGATAGCACTCCTGTTAATTTTGCTGTTGCATATCCAGATAGTCATTCGGCAATTATTACAACCACGCTTGACACGCAAGTTGCCAACACTGCCTTTCTTGGCCCTGCGACTGGCGCCGACACGGCACCAACATTCCGCGCCATTGTTCCTGCTGATTTGCCTGACGCAACGGCATCAACTAAAGGCATCATTCAACCAGGCACTGGCCTTGCTGTTAATGCCGGCACACTAAACCACAGCAATAGCGTTGCAGCAGGCACTTATACCAAGCTCACGGTTGATGCGCAAGGGCACGTCAGTACAGGGGCACTGTTAGAAGCAACGGACATTCCAGACATTGACGCTGCCAAAATTACCACAGGCGAACTGCCTACTGAACGCCTTGCTGATAATGCAGTAACAATTGACAAGCTGTCAGACTACAGCACTGCATCTCTTGGCGAAGTATTCCCAACACCTAGTTTTATTGGTCAAATTCACTTAAACCCGCTGGATAAGTCGTTCTTCATGTGGGACGGCAACGTTTTTGTGCCCATTGGTATTTCGGCCGGACAAATTATCTTTGCTGGCACATTTGATGCAAGCGCAGGAGGGGGAGTTGGGGCTATTGCAAGCCTTACGCCTGAAGGTGCAGCCGCTGGTTTTTCGATTGGTGCGTTGCCTGCATCATCTGCCACGAACAATAAACATTATTTTGTGGTTAGCGAAGGCGGTACAATCACAAGCGGCAATGCACCGAATGTAACACTTGCACCACCAGACCTTATTCTTTCGGTGTACAACGCTTCTAGCCCAGGATGGGTGGAGATTGACGTATCTGCTGGCGCAGGCTCAATTTCAGCAAACCAAGTAAGTTTCACTCCTGCTGGTGATCTTGGCTCGACCAG